ATTAAATCCAGGCCTGTCTTGCCTGCTGTTGCGTGGCCGAATTTGGTTCCATCAGGTTCTAAAAATAGACTTTCTTCGGGTACAGAAGTTACTCCTGCTGGGTTATTGTATCTACGTAGTTTAATTACTAACATCCTAAATTGAGTAGGTGTCTGAGTGTTGGCGTTAATCATCTCTAGTTTAAGGGTTAAATGGGTTTTCTGAAGATACACGTAATCTCCTATACGTTGGCCTGCTGAAGTGCCAGGTTGAAGTTGAATACCATTAAGTGGATAGGAACCAGTAAAGGTTGGTGCGAGACCTATATTATAGGCTACAAAATATGCTTGGGCCCCTGTTTGAATGGCTGTAGGGGGTAATTGATTGCTGTCAGCACAGGCTATGAGTTTGTTTTCACTAAATTGGTTAAGCTTCTTGTTAATCATCTTATTAATAGAATACATCGTCTTATTGCCTCGTAAGCGAGCTGGAACATTCGTATAATTGCGTCGGCGACGGTACACTCTCTTAGGTCGAGTGGTGCTTGCTTTGCGGCGGTAGGGGGTTGACTTACATCCTGATTTTCCATACATAATGTTGTCTATAGATTATATAAATATTTTAATCTTTAAATGGGTTTATGAAATTTTTTATTTTTTTTTAATTGAAAAACTTACTTTTTGCTTACCGTAAATGGACTTAAAGAAATATCTTCTTAGTATAGTATATAAAATGGCGTTCCGAAATTACTGTTATACTTTTAATAATTATGTTGCTACTGATGTTGAGGCTCTTAAGGCTTATGCTTGTAAATACCACGTGATTGGCTTTGAAGTAGGGGCTGAAGGTACAAAGCATTTACAAGGATATATTGAATTTGGTACCCCTAAGAAATTTAACGCATTAAAGAATGCATTTCCTAAAATACACTGGGAAAAACGTAAGGGTACTGCTAAGCAAGCTGCTGATTATTGTAAGAAAGATGAGCACTATTGGGAAGATGGTGAGATGTCTCAGCAAGGTAAACGGTCGGATATAGCTGAGGCTGTTGAGCTTATACAAGATGGAAACAAAATGAAGGTTGTGGCTCAACAATATCCTATACAATTCGTGAAGTATCATAAGGGCTTCAAGGCCTTACAGAGCGAATTGACTGAACCTCGGGACTACGTCCCTACTGTAACTGTTCTATATGGTCCTACTGGAACTGGTAAATCCAAAAAAGCTCGTGAGCTACTAACAGACTATTGGGTCTGGACCCCTCAAAGGGGTCAATGGTTTGATGGTTATCAAGGTGAAGATAATGTCATCTTTGAAGAGTTCAGAGGTCAAATGCCATTAGGTATGATGCTGTCTCTACTTGACAGATATGAATGTCCCGTACAATACAAAGGGGGGACTACTGAATTCCGAGGTCGAAATATTGTAATTACATCCCCGTGCCATCCTAGGGATTGGTATGAAAATTCGGGTGATGATAAGATAGACCAACTGCTACGCAGAATATCTAAAATTGAAAAACTAACAGAACAGGTTACACAGGTTACAGAAGTTGTGGGGTAATACTAAGGCCCACAACTGTTCCCAAATAATTTTATATTTGGTTTTATATACAAATGATACCCCTCTAAAGGGGGCCCCTTCATTTGGGCGTTCCACCCCCATCTCGCTTCGCTCGTGGGTCCCCCCCCCAATTTTTTTTTATAAAGTGAGAAGCGGGTTCGTCTCTCCATAGTCGAGCCCCTCACCCTAATTGTCTTTGTAGGAAGTAGTGCCACGTGTTGTCACTTCAAAGTCTTCAGATGACGTTTCTCTCGAAACGTTGTGTGCGTAAAAGATTATCGTATAACGATAATCCATATCTATTGGAAGAGCGTTTGAGCCGTATTTAGTCTTCTTGAAATACGGTAGGTTAAGTTGAATGTCTTTGTAACAAGGGTAATGGTTATAAATAGCTGTCGCTTGGTTCAAATTATTATAGTTTTGAAGGGTGAATTTTTGGTCTTTCAAAATTACCCAATCCCGTTTATTGGTCGGCTGCATCATTAAATCCAGGCCTGTCTTGCCTGCTGTTGCGTGGCCGAATTTGGTTCCATCAGGTTCTAAAAATAGACTTTCTTCGGGTACAGAAGTTACTCCTGCTGGGTTATTGTATCTACGTAGTT